TCACCCCTCAAGGAGCTTGCCGCCCGGGATGCATGTGAGGAAAGGGCCCATATCTTTGCGGGCCTGGCGGGCGGGGCAGGCGGCGCGCTCCGGGGATTCATCCTGGTATTCGGCGATCTCCCGCCAGATGGGGTGAGCCAGCAGCACTTCATTCAAAAAACGACCAAAGACTTTGGCGAGGATTTGCTGGAGCTGGGGCTCCAGGTGCTTGGGGATGCTGCCTGGCACCGTTTCCAGGCGCAGGCTGCCACGGCCTTCCGCCAGCAGGATATGCACCTGGAAGCGGCGCTGGCAGGCGCCTTCCACAAAATGGCCGCAGGTGAAGCAGGGATCGGGAATAGATTCAGACATGGCCTTATCCTCCGTTACATACCGCTCATGAAGAAGTCTCCGCATCCAGCTGTTTTTGAAAGGCCTCGGCGAGGGCGGCGATCCGGTCGGCCCGGTCGTGGCCGTTGATGCACATGCGGGCATTGTAATAATCGGTGCCCTGATCATTGATGAAATCCGTCAGTTTTTTGCCGGTGAAGGCGCCGGTCTTGAAGCCGTCGAGGAGGATTTGCAGCGCAATAGCCGGCTGGCAAGCCAGTGAAGGCTGATTAACCAGATCCACCCCCAATTTCTTGGCGTAGTGGGTATAATTATTCCGGCCGGTAATCTGCACATATCCCCTCCCCTTGAAGCGCAGGCCGTCTCCCGGCTGGGTATTTCCAAGCGAGCGGCGGCCGTCATATTTGTGGAAGTAGGAGTCGGGGCCCTTCTCCTGGATGGGTTGCCATTCACCGTCCGTTTCCCATTCCACGGTGGCCCAGATATAGGCAACGTGCGCCGTGAGGTCAAGGCCCTGGTCGATGGCCTCGTTGCGAATCGCCCGCATGGCGCCCGCTTTGGTGGTGAAATCATAATCTTTCATGGCCAATATCCCTTAATATTTGATGAGGTAATTGACCACCTGAAAAGGCGGGTTAATTCCAGTGTTAGTTTGAGGACCATACCCACTTTGGGCATCTTGAAATGCAATTACAACTATCGTCTCACCCGTTGGGGCAGTTATTGTCTCTAATAATTGCCCACCTACCTCAATATTGCCGCCTGCCGCACCCAGGGTCGAACCAACGCCGCTGGCGGCCTTGCCCAGGGGGAAGCGCTGTTGGAGGTTGGGCAGGTTAAAGGTGGTGGAACCGTCGCCGGCCCCGAAGGCGGTGCCCAGGACGGCGAAGAGGGAGGCATAGGTGGAGCGGCTCACCGCCTGCCCCTGGCAGAGGAGCCAGCCGGTAGGGGTGCTGCTGCCGCCATAGGGGATTATCGAGCCCACCGGGACCCCGCCGCCGCCCCCGCCGGCCATGACAAAGATGCCGTCGGTGGCGTCGTAGAGCAGCAGGACCGGCTGGTGGGCCTGGAGCATGGCGCCGGGGATGGAGATGGCGGCCAACCCATTGATGCTCAGGGTGCAGGCCCCGGTGCTGCCGACGTTGGGGATGAATTTATAGACCACCCCGCCGACATATTGGGTAATGGCCGGATTCAGGGTGATGCTGTAGGCGTTCCCGGAGTTGGTGCTCACCGGGACGCTGGGATCCAGGGGGCGGATGGCCACCCAGGCGCTGTTGGCATTATTGCGTTGCCAGAGGTAGCCGGTGCCGGTGTCGGCCCAGAGCATATAGGCCTCGGGGTTGGCCGGCGCCGCGCTCCCGGAATTGAGGGTATTCAGGGTGTCCAGGGCCAGGTTGATATCGGCCCTAACCTGGGCGCCGGTGCCGTCAGGAATATTCAAGGAATTCTGGCTCATTGTCCCACCATCCATTTGAATTCGGAAACTATCGGCGTGGAGCCGGGCTGGTAAACGGTAAAGAGCAGTTGGATATTGATCTTCCAGGCGTAATACTGGCCGGGGCGCAAAGGCTGCCAGGCGCCCCAGGTGCTGCCGTCGGTGGAGAGCTTTATCTGCACCTCCACATCGGAAGCCCCGGCGAGCAGGCCATCCACATCGGGGATGGCATCCCAATCCGGCCAGGAATCCACGTCCTGGGTGGGCAAAACGCTCTCAAAGGTGTAAGTGGCGGCGATGACCACCAGCTTGCAGCTCCCCAGGTTCACCAGCTCGCCGGCGGGAATGGTGTAATAACCGGGGCCAGCGCCGCTGATTTCAAGATCACCATTGCTATCTTTAAAGACCCCGCCACTCATCGTCCCCAGCCACCCCGAGCCGTATTCATCCCCGGAGGCCAAGATGGTGGTAAGAACGGTGGTATTGGTTACGGAGATGGAAGCCGGGGTGCCATAGCGGCCGTCATAATGGCTGGCCACGAAATAGGTGCCATCGCCATAGCAGGGAAAGCCCGGGGTGAGGGTGCGGCCTACCACCTCGGCGGTACCCCAGGCGGTCCCCTTGCGCACCTCGTAATCCATCTGGCGGTAGCTGGCCAAGGGGTCGGTGGCGTTATTCCAGGCGAGATACATCAAGCCGCCCTGGTAGTAGGTAGAAAGCCCGGTGACCGCGGGCAGGCCGGCGTCCATCTGGTCGCCGGTGAGGAGGAAGGTATAAGGCTCCACGTCGGAGAGTTCCTGGGTGGCGCCGTGCCAGATATTGTAGGAGAGAAACTTGATATAGAGGGTCTGGCCGATGAGGGTCGGATCATAGGGGATTTTGAAGATGGCCTGGTCCAGGCGGCAGACCCGGCTGTTCTCGGCATGGGCGGTAATAGGGGTGAGATAAGCGCCCCGGCGCAGATAGTTGCCCAGGCTGTACTGGCTGGGCCCGGTGAGGGTGGCGGTGGTGTAGCTGATGATTTCCCCGTCCACCCAGAGGGCGGTGGCGTAATTATCGGCGTCCTGCTGGGTGCCGGAGGTCAGGACGCCGTTGCTTTCGCTCAGGTTCACCTGGCAGGTGTCGGTAGTGTCGGGGTCGCTGCCCGCCGGGAACTGGGCCGCCAGGATCCCCATGCGGGCCGGGTTGCCCAGCAGCCCCAGGCGCTTGTGGGTGGTGCCGTCGAGGGAAGTCCAGACTTCGGCGCCCCCCCAGTTGGGGCCGCCGCAGCCGGCCACCCAGACCTCGTAGCCTTGCTGGGTCAGGAGCACCGGGGCCTCGAAGATAATGGGCGGGTAGATGTTGCCCGGATCGGCGTTATAGTTCTTTTGCAGGCCGGCGTTGCCCTGCATGGTGTAGAGGGCCGGGGTGGCGATGGCGTCCGGCCACTCCTCCGCCGTAAAGTCGATGCTGCCGTCGTCGTTCTCCTGGAGGGAGACGATGCGGCACATGACCTGGTTCAGGCCCATTTTCGGCACGGTGAGGCTCACCCAGTCCATCGGGTCCAGGACGATGTAGCGGCCGTCCAGCTTGAATTTATAGGTATTGCGGACGTAGAGGGATTTCTGGAGCATGGTTTGGCCGACGAACTGCGCCACCACCTGGTTGGTGATGGCGTGGCATTCCTTGTTGTCGTCGATGCGGGGGCCGTAAAGGTCGATGGCGTTCTGGTCCTTCACATCCACCAGGGCGGTGTCGTAATTGGCGCTCCGGTCAAAGATCTCCAGGCGCATCCAGTTTTTGGCATCACTAATTGCGGTGCGGGAGGCGGTGACCGGGTCCTGGTTTTTATCGGCAATAAAATCGTCAATCCCCAGGTTGAATTTCGGGGTGAGGTCGGGAGTGAAGGTCACCGGCGGGCTGGCGGGGTTCGGGGCGCCATAGTTTATGGTAATCCAGGTGCCTACATCAAGGGCATTGAAGGTATAAACCCCGTTATTGACCGAATACTGCCCCTGAGATGGGTTTGATGCTACTTCGGTCATATCGCCGCCGGGAAGCCACTCCTGGTTGTTGGCGTCCCAGATCCACTCCAGCACGCCATAATCTGCGGTCCAGGGTGAAATGGTGATGGTAGGGGGACTGCCCGTCGGAATGCGCTGGCTGTCCGTCAGATATTCTAGGGGAAAGCCGGTGGCGGGGGAGTCGCCGTAGGGCACCACCTGGAGCTGGCCGCCGGACCAGACCACCTCGCTGTTGCTCAGGTCCATGAGGTACTTGATGATGTCGGCCCCGGTCATCTGGGTGGTGAACTGCGGGGAAAGTAACAGGCCGTTGGCCAGGCAGTAATTACTGTACTGAGTCAGGTCCCCCACCAGGCTCTCCGGCCAGCCGCAGCCGTATTGGTCATTGGTGAGGAAATCCAGGAGGATGTCGGCGGGGTTGGCGTCGATGATGTTGGCTGAAGGGTTAAAGGGCTTGAGGCCGGATACCTCAAAATTAAAGTTGGCGAGTTGATCACCGGTTCCCAGGGATAGATCACTATGATAAATGATGGCAATTCCAGAATAGGCCAGAGCTTGGCCGGGTGAATATTGAGATAGCCAGCTCCATACTGAGGCTGGCGGCCGCGCCCCCAGGGAAACCCCCTGAAACTGCTGAAATACTGGATAAGAAGTAGAATCAATATATACGGTCACCACACCAGTGATGGGCCCAATGCATAGGCCGATGATTACCGACATGTAATAATTGTAAGAGGATATCTCCATGCTACCGCCGCCACCACCTCCTCCCATTAATCCTCCAAGTCCTTTGCCGCCTGCACTGCTGCCCCCCCCTCCTCCAGAAGAAGTCCAGTTGGGGATATTCTTGAAATTAGCAGCCCAGAGAATATTGCCTGGGATACGAGTCTGGCCATAAACTAAGGGAATGACCGCTCCCTGGCAGGAGCTCTGCACCTGGTAGGCCAAGATGGGAACCTTTTGCTGGGCCGGGGAGCTGGCCTGCTCCTTGACGCCGGTGCCGAAGAGGCTCATGGCTTACCCCAGGGGCTGAAGAACCGGCGGGGGCGGCCCATAAGGCCGAAAGTGCAATTCACGTTATCTAGGACCACTCCCTGGCCGTTTACCGCATGAATGATCTGGGGCCAGTTAAGAATGATGGCGGCGTGGCTGAATACCCGGCCCAGCTTCCAGATCACCACGTCGCCGGGGCCGGCTTCGGCTTCGGGGATCTCCCGGCCAAATTGGCGGAGGTATTCCAGATACCATTCCCGGGAGCGGTGCAGGTGCCACTGGTAGGAGTAGTGCTCCACGGTGATTTCCGGGATGAGGCCGGTCTCCCGGTAAATCGCGATGAGGAACATGCCGCAATCCACCCCGGCGCCTTTGACCATCGCCTCGTGGTGGAAGGGGGTGCCAGCCCAATCAAGGGCGGCGGCAATGACCGCCTGGCGCTGGGCGTCGGCATCGTTCACGAGATCACCGTGGAGGGGGCGGGAATGAAGGGCTGGCCCCCGAAGTTCATCAGGTTGGTGAATTTGGTGGCGCAGGTGCCCATCTGCCGGTCGCAGCCGGCCCAGGCCTGGAAGGAGTCGCCGGCGGCCGGCGGCCCGCCCACGAAAGGGACCATGAGGGTGATGGCGCCGCCCTGGTAGATTTTGATGGAGCGAAGCTGCGGGGCGCAACCCCCGCTGGTCATTTGGATTTTCCCGAGGGTGAACCAGCCGTCCGGCTGGGTGAGGTTGGTGAGGAAGGTCAGGGCGGTGTTATTGGCACTGGCCTCCACCACCCCGCCCTGGATAAAGTTGTCCGGATTCACCTGGCAGTTGGCATCGTATAAGACCCATGAACAGGCTGATTGGTAAAGCTGCCAGGGATAATACATATCCAGGAGCTCAAGAAAGCTCTTGACGGTGATCTGGATTTTGGTGTAGCCGATTGAGGAAATATCCGCTACCCGGCCGTAAAAAAGGATGATCGGGGGAAACTGAGTGGGGTTGTCCCAGGAGGGGAAGATCAGGCGGCTCATGGTGAGGTAGGCCCCGTCCAAGGCGCCGCGCAAAAGGGCTTCCTGGAGGCCCAGGCCCCCGAATAAGGGTATGGAGGATTCGCTGCCCATTAAATAGCCCGGGTCCTGGTAGGCCGGGGTGACCAGCCAGCCGCCGGTGCTGATCGAACTTACGGCGATGGCCTGGCTGGCATAGCAGGTGAGGACCAGGGAATCCACCGAAGTCCCCCGGCTCTGGCGGAGCTTAGAGCGCTCCATGAAGGGGCCAGTGGCCAGATACAGGTTCCCGCCGTAGTCAATGGAGACATTGGCCGAAGTGAGATAGAGGTGGGTGCCATCCACCATTGCGAAGTCGAAGAGGTCCGCCTGGAAGAACTGGCGATTGGTTTCCAAAAAGGCCAGAAGATTGGGGTCGGTGGTCTTCATTTAATATAAGGTGTGCACCGTGCCGCTGGGGTCTTTGTAGGCCAGTTTGCTCTGGGTGGTGCTATAATAGAGGGAATTGTTGGCCGCGGCGGAATCCGCCAGCGAACCCGGATGGAAAGAGCCATCTGCTCCCAGGATGAGAGGGGCCTGGGCAGTGCCGGTTCCGGCGCCATACAGGGCCCCGGCTACGGTCATGAAAGATCGGGGATAAGTGTCCCCAGACGCATATCCTTGCCAGATGTAGGTGCTGGGGCTGGTTCCGGTCACCGCCAGGTTGCCGCCGTTGTTCAAGACCAATGCCTGTCCGCTATAAGTCAGAGTCAACGGGTTGGAAATGGGGTTTGAAAGGGCGGCCAAAGAACCGTCGCCGTTGATGACCACCGGAGCCTCTGAACTTCCATTCCCGCCGGCGTGCAGCTCACCCTGGACGGTGCAGAAGGAGCGGGGATAACTCTCGCTCCCGTTCCAGCCTTGCCATATATAGGTTGAAAGGCCGGTTCCCCCGCCACTCCACACCGACAGGTTGCCGCCGCCGGTCAATTTGAGGACCTGCCCCCAGGGGGTTATGGTCATGGGAGTCAAAATATTGCCGTTATTATCCATGACGGAGGCATAGCCAGTAATGCTGTCAAGATAGGTAGTCGAAGAATTGACCAAATAGTTAACTCCTACGGTGCTATTACAGCCCGAGCCGCCGGTGGTTTTGATCAGGTAGCCGCAGGCAGATCCGGCAAAATTCCCAAAGATGTTGATATTGCACCCCTGGGCCAGGTCAATGGCGATATTATTAGGATTGGCAATAAGGGGCGTATCCCATTCAAAGCTAAACATATTGTCATGGATTGAGCCGCCATAGACTCCAATGCCATCGGTAAGACTCCCGTACCTGATGTGGGTCATAATCGTGCCAGGGCTGGTTCCGGCAGGTGCAGTCTCAAAGTAATTATTAGAGCACTCGGCCTGCCAGGATTTCTTCACCCAGATATTTGGAGTAGCGCACTTATCAAATTTGTTTCCCCTGGCAACAAAGGTAGTAGAACCGGTCTGAGTAGCAGCAATATAATCCGCCGAGAGGGCGGTTCCGGTTATTTTTTCAAAAATATTGCCTTCCACCATATCGTTGTCCGCCACCAGATAGCAGCCGTTGGCGCACTGCCAGAAGTAATTGTCCCGGACCCGGGCGCTCCAGGCGAGGGTAGCGGAGGTGCCGGCCCCCCACAGCCCCCATTGCAGGCAATTGGAGTAGGCGACCCCTTCCGAGGTCCAGTAGGGGGTGTTATAGAGGTAAAGCCCGTAATTCGCCAAACTGTTGCCTTCCAGCTTCACATTCCTGATATGAAAGCCGAAGCCGTCAGAGCCGTTGTCATTGTTGACATAGATCATCTTGTCCATCGAGGCGGTGGCCTGGATGGTCACGGTGCTGGGGGTGTTCGAGGCCTCCGGGGTGATGGCGGGACCAGCACCACATATCTCGAAACATGGATTAGTGATAGTAATTCCATTGCTGATTCGATAAAGGGATTGGGTCAGAAGGAGCTCATGAATGCCTGAGTTGTGTGCTGCCTGAAATGCTCCGGCACCTGTTCCCCACCACTCTGGATAGGCAAAAGGAATTGGACCAGCCAGGTTCACGGCTCCGGCGCCGGTAAAGATTTGGTAGCACCCGGCGTCCAGGGGGCCGTTGATGGTCAGCACCTGGCCGCTGGCTACGGAGAAGAGGGCGCCGTTCTCCGGCTTCAGCACCACATTGGCCGGGATGGTGAGGTTTGCCGCGATGGTATAGGTGCCGGCGGGCACCCGCAGGATCGCGGGCGAGGCGCCGATGGCGGTGAGCGCCGCGCTCAGGGTGGTGCCGTAGTTGGGATCGCCCAGCCAGATTTCTTTGGCCAGCCGGGCGTCCACCTGGTTCAGCCCGGTGTCGAAGGCAGTTTTGACGGGGGCGCCCTTTTCCCCCAGGGCCATCTTGTAAAGCCAGTTATTGGGGGTCCACTGGCCCTGCAGGGACTGGAGGAAGGCCGGGGTGGCCAGGGCCAGGAGGAAAAATGCAATAAATCCAGGAATGAGATATTTGCTTCGCTGGTTCATCAGGTATTCCCTTATTGGCGGGCAGTGCCCGCCCTACACTGGCTTGTCGGCGGCCACAGGCCGCCCTATATTGCCGCCGGGGGTGGCGGCGCTACATGAACACCTGGGCGAGGGTGACCTTCTTCAGGTTCGCCAGCCCCTGGTAGATCAGGTCAATCTGCAACTGGTCCTCTTTGAAGCGCACCCGCCAGTAAAAATAGAAATCCGCGGTGATGACCACGCCGCTGGCCGGGGCGGTGGTGAAGGTGAGGATGCCGGAATTGAGATAATTAATGGAATAGCCGGAGGTCTTGAGGACCCCATTTAAATAGATTTTCGGGGCTGTCGGCGATTGCTGGATATCGGTGCGGGGCTCCACGAACTCCCCGGCGTAGGAGCGGACGAACTGAAACTGGGTAGTGGTGCCGTCCCCCACCCCGAGCTGGGCGCCCTGGGCGAAGTCGTCCGCTTTATCGTCAAACAAAAAGGTGTAATAGCCGCCGTAGCAGGCGTTATAAAAGCCCCAGAAGGTGGCCTGGTCGGCGGCCCGGAGGATGCCATAGGGCAGGTCCCACTCGAAAAGGGGCAGGGAGCGCAGGGCCACCCGCACCTCCCGGCCGCTCTCCGTCTGGCTCACCAGGGTCTTCCAGGTGGCCCGCTTGGGGATGGGCCAGGTGATGCCGGAGAAGTTGGGGAAGATGTTATTGCTCAAGGATTAATTCCCCCTCACCCCAACCCCCCCATTGGGGGGAGGGGATAAAACAAGTCGTGACATGTTGCAACACAACAAGACAAGTCGTGCAATATATTGAAACATGTCGTTATTCATCGGCCCACCGGCACGAAATTACGCCCCAGGGTGCGGAGCACCGCGGCCACGGCGTCGGGGTTGTTTAGCAAGACCCGCTGCACATCGGCGCCATCCAGGGCGCTTATGTTGAAATGCACTATGGGAGCGCCGGGCGCCCCTGCGCCGGCAGCCCCCGAGGCCGGACCGGCGCCGACGGCGGCGGCCCGGAAAGCGGCGGCGGCCGGGGCCGGCAGCACCATTTCCCCGGGATGCAGGACGGCGGGCATGGTGTGGGGGATGTTCCAGGCCCCGGATTGGAAGCCGAAAATTCCGGTAATCGCCGTGCCAATGCCGCCAAAAAAGCCCCCCATAGAACTGATCATGCTTTGAAAGACGCTCCATTCCTCGATCATATCCTGCACCGCGTCCATGAAGGTCTTCACCATTGAATCGCAAAAGCTCTTGAAGGCGGAGAGCATCTGTTTGTTCCCGGAGGTAAGGCTGCCAATTAGATTATCAAAAGAGCTGCCGATGCGGCTCAGGGTCTGGTCCCAGTTGCTGCGCTCCTGCTCCTGCTCCTTTTGCTGCAGGTTGAGCATGGTCGCCTGGTGCTTCCTTTGCAGCTCCTCCTCCTGGGCCTGCTCCTTGGCGACGATCTCCTTGCGCTGGTCCTCCAGCTTCTGAGTCTCCAAAAGGCTTTTGGTGCCCGCCTCAGTCTCGGCCTTCAGCTTGTCCAGCTCGATCTTTTCCTGGTCCCGCAGGGCCTGGAGCTCCACGGCGTATTTCTGGTTTTCCAGCTCCTGCTGGATCTTCAGTTCGTCGGCCTTGTCGATCTCGTCCATCGCCCGGCGGTGGGCGGCGGTGTCCTTGGCCATGTCGATCTCGATGAGGGCCAGGGCCTTCTTTTTGTCCACGGTGATTTCCGCCAGCTTGGCCTTGCTCTCCTCGGTCTCCTTGGCATGGGCCAGTTCCTCCTGGGCGATGCCCTTGTCCAGTTCGTACATCTGGCGCCGCACCGCCAGCCATTCGGCGGAGCCTTCCTGGCACAGGCTGAGCTTGGCCTCCCAGAAGGCCTTTTCCTGCTCCTTGGAGAAATCAAAGAAAGAGTCCTCCGCTTCCTTGATCTGCTCCAGCTCGTCCCGCCACTGCTGCAGGAGCCCCGGGCCTACCCGGCCCCCGCCGGCGGCGCCTCCCAGGGAATTCAGGGACTCGCGGAGCGCCCCGAGGCTGCCGGTCATTTCGGAGGCCACCCCCTGGGTCTGGGAGGACATGGAATCCAGGCTGGCCTTGATCTGCTCCACCCCGTCCTGGACCTGGGATATGGCCTGCTCCATCCCGGCCTGGAGCTCCTCGGTATTGGCGCTGATTATAACTTCGGTCTTGAAATCTCCGTTGGACATGCGCGCTCCGTTAAGGTTATGCCCATCGCGGACAATTGGCTCATGGCCTCGTCAAAGCTTACCCTTCCGGGCGCCTCCGAGGCGGCGGGCGCCGCCGGGGCATAGCCCAGGAAGGCGCTTAAAAGCAGGTGGGCCGGGGGGTGCTGGCGCCAGTAGCGCTGCAGGGTGTAAAGCCGCGGGAGAGTCAGCCATTCTTCCAGATATTCCCAGGTCCAGCCGGTGAGGCTGATGACCTCCGCCGCCAGCAGCTCCCAGTCCGGCGGGGCCGGCTCTCCCTCTACGCTTCCCCCGGCACGAAGCCGCTGATCTTCACCAGGAGGGGGAAGGCCGCCAGAACCTCGCCCGGACTCATGGCCTCTTCCAGGGCCTCCAGGGTCAGGTCCGGGTAATTCCGCATCAAGGCGGCGTGCAGCACCCGGGAGATGGTCTCGCCCTCGGGGTTGCCGGCCACCAACTCCCGCCAGTAGGTCTTGACTGCCTTCCAGTTCAGGGGCGGCATGATTTTATCTTCGCCGCCCACCTTGATGGTCGGGCCTTCGATCATCGTGCCTCCTGGGCGAATGAAAGATTCGCCCTTACGGCAGAACATAAGGTTCGCCCCTACGTTTTACGGATCAGGGCACGGCACGCCGTGCCCCTACGATTTCGCCCCTATAGACTTGCATAGCTGGCGCTGCCGATGAGGTTGCTGTCGTCCGCCATTGCCGAGAAATCCATCTCCGGGATGGTCCAGTCGTTCAGCTTGGTGCCCAGGGCCAGCTTGCTGGAGATGCAGCGGTTCAGGGTCAGGTAGAGGTAGTTAGGGGCGTAATAACCCCGCAGAACCACCTGGAATTTCGGCCTCACCCCCATCGGGTAATTGTGCAAGGTGATGCTCTGGCCCGGGCCGGTGGCGATGCTGTAGGTGTAGGAGATCCACACCGCCTTGCCGGCGTCGGCGGAATAGAAAGTGTAAACCCCGTTGGCTACGGAATACTGCCCCGCGGCCGAGGGGGTGGCCACCCGCTGCAGCATCCCCCCGGTGCCCTGGTAGAGCACCCCCAGGTCGAAGACCCAGGAGGCCGACTGGGCCACGGTGACGATATAGGGGGCGCCGCTTGGCACGCTGTCCGACTCATTAACAATGGTGCGGGTCTCCCCGGCGCTCAAGGTTTCGCCGAAGAGCAGGTTGAACAGCAGGCCGCTGATCCGGGCGAACTTGGCCTTGCCGGTGAGTTTCCCCTCCGCCCCGGCGATTTCCAGGGGATAGTTATACATCCCGTAAAGGGCCTTTTCGGTGAGGGAAAAGTCCAGGGTCACATCCTGGAGCACCCCGAAGGCCACCGGCGTCGGGGTGGTGATGGCCGCGCCAGTGAGGTCAAAGGTGGGGATGGCCCAGAGGGCGCCGCTCCCGAAGGCTAATGGGTTTCCCATATACATGGTCCTCCTCCATTGGCGGGCAGTGCCCGCCCTACATTACTTGCTTTTGGGCGCCGCCGGGGGCGACGGCGCTACACTTACCTCCGCCTCCGGGGCCGGATCAGAGGCAGCGGACGGCGCTCCAGCCAGACCCGCCTCCAGGCGCTTTATGAGGTCTTCCTTGGCGGCCAGGACCTGGGCCCATAAATCATCCCGCTGGAAAAAGGTATTGTTGTGAAAATGCGCCTGAAACCAGTGCTCCACGACGTCTGCGATCTTCATAAGCGCCTCAGGGAATCATAATATGGATGGTGATAACGCAGACTGCTTGGGGGCCCAGCAGCCCCTCGTCCGTTTCGATGTTGCCCACGATCCAGCAGTGGTATGCCAGGCCCCCCAGGGTCTGCACCATCCCCAGGCCGTCCGGGGACGGCTCCGTGGGGGCTAGGGCCGCCTCGATGGCGTCCAGCAGCTCATTGATCTGGGTGGAGGGCGCCGTGTCCAGGTCCGGGCTGCTGTAGGCATAGAGCCAGACCCGGGCATAGAGGGTGCGCTTGGGCGGCAGCCCGTGAATCTGCTCAAATCCTTCCCCCACCGTGGTGAGATACAGGGCCGGTTGGGCCCCCGGGGCCACGTCGCTCCAATGCAGGAGGTGCCGGGAGCAGGTTGGCACCCCGTTCACCTGCTGGAGCAGGGAAAACAAGGCCTGATAGATTTCCTCCCTCACGGCAGCTCCCAGCCTTCCAGAAACATCTCAATGGCCTCGGGACTGGGCGGATCCGGGTACACAAATCCGCCGGTGATGCGATAAAGCCAGCGGGCCTTCGCCTCCTCCCGCTTGCGTCGCAGGCGTTCTGTCAGGCGGAAGGGCACCACGTTATTTTTTTTCTCCCCCAGCTCAGGCATTTGGCTCTCCTGGAAAAATGGCGGGATGCGCTTCGTTTTCCAGCCCTATGCTCTGCGCCGCCGGGGGTGGCGGCGCTACATTATCAGGCATTATTCAGGACCTCCGCCAGGGCCGCCTCGATTTCCGTTTTGATCTGGGGGTCTATGTCCCGCAGGGCCGAGCGCAGGAAGGAGCGCTCCGGCATCACCGAGCCCGGGTGGTGCACCCGGCGGCGGATGATGGTCTCGCCCCCGATCTCGAAGGCCAGGGCCTTACTGGTCCTGGGCTCAATCAGGTGCGGCGGGGTGCGCCCCCCGTATTCATGGATGGCGGCATATTCCACGTTGGTGCCCACTGCGCCCCAAAAACTTTTGCCGTCGCTGAAAGGCCCGGCCACCATGATGCTGCGGCGCAACTGGCCGGTGGGCCGGGAATTCGTATATTTCCCCAGCACCTGGCCGGAGAGCTTGTCATCCATCACGTGGCGCTGCAGCGAAACGAGCAGGCGGCGCATGGCGGTCTCCACCCGGGAGAGCAACGCCGGCGGCAGCCGGTCCAACCTTCCGATAATTTGGTCGTCTCCCACCACCCAGCCGGTAATCATAGCGGCGGAGAAACCCTCCGGTAGCGGTCCAGGGTGGTCTGCACCCCGGCGGGCATGGCCTCGGTGATGAAGGTCACCGTCTCCCGCTCGATCCCCTTCCTTTTGTGGCCGAGGCGGGTGCGCTCCAGATAGTGCAGGGCCACCAGCTCCACGCAGGCCTGGCTCAGGTCCGGCGGAGTCTGGCTATAGCCCGCGGTGTAGCTCACCGCAATATTGCCCCGGCCCTGCTGGAAGATATAGCCGATGAGGTCAATGCCATACTGGTCCCAGACATAGCCGGGCTGTACCCCGTCCGGCGAGGCCGGGATGCTGAGCCCGGAGATGGTGAGAGTGCTCACCGCGGTCACCGGGAACTGCCGCAGGGTCAGGTGCCGGGTGTGCTGGCCGGAATAGCTCTCCTGGTAGCTGGCGCTCTGGAACACCCGGGAGCAGTAGGTGGCCATGAAGGCGCTGATGGCGGTGATCAGGCCACTCAGCAGGGCATCGTCCGTGGTAACGGTCTGCATCGCCGGCAAATAGGCCTTCACCTGATCCAGGGTGCAGAGATCGCCGACAGCCATTTATTTTTTCCTTTTGCCGGTTTTGGCATTCGCCGCCGGAGGCGGCGGCGCTACATCTACCGCCGGGGGCGGCGGCGCTACATCCGCCTCTAGGGCCTCGGCCTCAAAGACCAGTCCCGGCGGGGGCGGCGCTTCCGCCACCGGCTCATAGCCCAGGCGCTCCAGCTCCTGGGACAGCCTTCCAGCTGGAACCTCCACCACCCCGTCCCGGACGGGGTAGTGAACCCCGTCCAGGCTGATGTGGGTGATGCTTTTATCGGGAACCGTGAATTTCATCAATTCCCCCTCACCCTGACCCTCTCCCCCATTGGGGGAGAGGGGATTTTCTGAGCCCTACAGGGCACGGCACGCCGTGCCCCTACATTTAGCCGTCGGCGATGTTGTAAAGCATTCCATAGGCCGGCGGGAAATAGACCTCCAGGCAGCCGTCCATGTAAACCCCGTATTCATATTTCAGGGTGATGAAGGGCCACTCGAACTGCCAGTAATCCCGGCGGCACTTGACGTTGATGGGATTGGCCACGTTGCTCAGCTTGTAGGGGATCTTCTGGGAGTAGAACAGCAGGGTCCCCGGCGGCATGTAAGGATGCAGCATGATCTTCGCCAGGTGGCCGCCCTCCATGGTGTATTTGTTCAGGTAGTTGCCCACCACCGTGCCGGCGGTGAGGGTGAGTTCCGGCACCCCTTTCTGGGCCTCGGTGTCCACTACGAACCGGAAGATGGGGGCGCCGCCGCCGGCGATGACCTTGGCGTTGATGTTCTTGACCTCCTGGCTGGAGGCGATAATCAGCTCCGGCCGCAGCCGGTACTGGTCAAAGAGGGCCTTGAACATGGCGTCAATTTCCTTGATGCCCCCGGCGCCGTCCGAGGTCAGGGGGGTGCCGACCCCCGGGTTCCCGGTGGCCTGGGCGGTGACGAGGGAGCCGGAGCCGCTCTGATTGATGAGGCTCACCAGCCCGTCGTAATTCAGGCTGGAATAGGAGTAGTCGGTGCTGGGCAGGGCGCTGGCCGCCTGGTTGGCGGCGGCCGGGGTGGCGGTGAGGAGCACCGAGTTGATGGTGGTGATGGCGGCGATCTTCTCGCTGCCGGCGGCGCCCATATACCAGGCATAGGCCACCGCGCCCGGCACCGGGGTCACGCTGGCGCCGATGGCGTTGGCGCTCCCGGAGGTGAAGGTGGTGGTGGAATTGGCGCTCTGGATGGCGGCGCCCCCGGCCACGGTGTCCGTGTTGCTGTAAGGCCCGGCCGAGGACCGGGAGATGGAGGCCACCACCCCGGTGGAGCTGACGCTCGCCCGCATGTAGCCGAAATAGGTCAGGGCCACGCAGATCACCGAGAAGGTGCCGGCGCCCAGGCTCCCTCCCGAGGAATACTGGGTGAGGGCCGGGGTGGGGGTGGTGCCCAGCTGCAGGCTGGCGTTCCCCCAGAGGATGGCCCTTTCTTCCATCATCATCAGGGAGTTGAGCAGGCCCAGGACCGCCAGGGCCTTGACGTCGTCGAAGTTCTTGGCGGCCAGGTCCGCCTGGATGGTGACGTAGTCTTCCAGGCCCAGGGTCTTAAAAGAGGCCAGATAGTCCTTTTCCTGGTTGGAGATCACCCCGCCCCGGTTGCCTTCCGAGACGAAGGGGTCCACCAGGCCGATGTTGACCCCGGTGATGGCCTTCCAGTGGGTGGCGGTACCGCCGTCCGCCGGCACCCGGGGGATCATATTGCGCAAGGGGGTGTCCACCGGGTAGAGCAGCTTGGCGGCGGGTTGCAGGTCATACCATACCAGGCCGGTGGCCTGGGTGAAGGCCTTGCGCAGGGCGGCGGGGAATTCCTCCGCCCCACCCATCCCGGAAAGCAGGGCCTTCATCTGTTCCAACGCCTGGGCGGCGATTTCGGCGCGATTCATGGTCATTTCCTCCGCAAAGAATTAAAAAAGCCCAAGCGCCCTGACGGGCACCGGGCCTTGCCTTGCCTCCCGTTAATTCGGGGGGCGCTGCGTTGCCGCTTTTAATCGGGGCGGTGCGAGGCGGGGCGGTGCCTTACGGCGTTGCCCGGCCTTCGCCTTGCCGGATATCTTTTAACAGGACGGCCGCCTCCTCCAGGTCGATCAGCTTCAGAAGCAGGCCCACCCTGAGTAATTCCCGCTTGTCCTTCCTGATTTTCTCCTCAATGAGGCGGCGCAGGCGGACTAAATCCATGCCGGCCTCAGATCACGAAATGGGGGCCTTCCCCGTGCGCCTTCTTGATGGCCCCCAGGGCGTCTTCCGGCTCCCGGGTTGCCGGCCCGGTTGAGCCCGGCGGCCGGTCCCCCTCCTTGGTCACCACCCGGGTCTTGCCGGAGTCCGCCGGCTGGGCCTCCACTTTTTTCAGCCGCGCCAGTAGCTCCTGGTTTTCCTTTTCCAGAGTCTCCAGGCGCTTCAGGATTTCTTTCTGGCCCTCTAGAACTTCCTCAAGTTTTTCCATATCTTCCTCCTCATGTGGCGCAGGCATCCCTGCCTGCGAACCTTTGGCCAGTTTCTCGGCCCCGGAACAGTCAGCGCCCAGGTGCACCGAGCGGTCGTGGATGTGCTGGATGTGCTCCTGGTCCGCCTTGCTATGCCGGGCCCCGGCCTTGGCCAGCCCCGCCTTTTCTTCCTCCGCTTCCATCACCTCGGCGGCAATGAAGGCCTGGAGATTCTTGATTGCCCCACACAAAAGGGGCAGCTGCTTCTGGGCCGCCGGGCCAAAATCGTTCCATTTCTCCCGTTCGAACAGGGCGGCAATCAGGGCCAGGGCCTGCAGGGCGTCCTGGAGGTCCCAGATCTCTTGGGCCGCGATGGTCTGCAGGTCCGCCTTGCCCAGCTTCTCCGCCGCCTCCGGCGCCGAGGACGGCCCGGCCGGATCAATCTTATCTTTCCAGGCGGCAATAATGCGGGCCTTGATGGTCTTGACGTCCTTGGGGGAATACTTGGCGGCGTTCTTCGCCTTGTTGATGTAGTTCCAGGCCGCCCGGATGTGGGCCTCGGTGTCGATGGGGTATTTCTTGTTCTTCTCGTCGGCGAACTTCACGTCCCCGTATTTCCGTTCCCCTTCCTCGGGCTTCACATCCTGGCGGGCAGCAATTTTTTTCAGGCACTCGATCTCCGCTAGCATCGCCGCCTTTTCCCGCTCCCAGTCCTCGGGTGAGCTCTCGTCCAGCTTGAACAGGGTAATCAGGGCCTCGGGATTGGCGGGCCGATCCACCAGGGAGATCTCGGTGAGGCGCATCTGGGTCACGGTGTCCCCTACTTTGGCCACCTTCTTGCCGCCCAGGGAGAAGCCCTTGTAAACCCCCTCCTCCACCTTTTTCCAGGCCTGGTCGTCCACCACCTTGGCGCAGAGGAACAGCCCTTTTTCATCCAGGTTGGCCTCCTTGGCCACCCCCACTGCCGAGGGCTGGTGCATCTCCCGGATGTTGGCGAACTTCATGTAATCCGCCAGGGCCCCTTCCACCGCCTCCTTGCTAACCCGCTCTCCCTGGCTGTCCAGGGCCTCGGTGGTGGCGTAGCCGTATACCAGGCGCGCGACTGGGTCGCGCTTGACGATATCCATGTAGAATTTCATAGACTTCTCTCTTAACTGCAGTGAGCTGTGAGCAGTGAGCTGTAAGCAGTTCCTTACTGCTAGCTGCTCGCTGCCAGCTGCTCACTGCCTTAAATGGCACTGCCGCTGCCCAGGTCCCGCCAGGCGGCGCCGTCCCACACCGCCAGCTTGCGCAGGGTGGTGTCGAAGTAATGGCAGCCGTTCCAGAGGTTAACCGGCCTCTAACGCAAAAGGTCAAGTTTACTCAGCCTATCTGCCCCCAGGGCCCCATAAAAAATCTCCTGAAAAAGCGGCAAAAGACCGGGCAAGGTAACTGAAGTAAAGCCCCGTTCTTCATGCCGGCTATGATCATCATGGTCGGGGGGAACCACCATTACTGTTACGGCCACAGGGCCACAGCCGGGAGAAAAAACCCACATTATCGGAGTAAGGACTTCACACAATCTTCAGGGAAAACAGGACCCTTGCCGGGAGGACAAACCTCTGACGGCAGCGTGGGCCAGATTTCCCAGGTATACTGCATAAATCCCAGGTCGGTCAGGCGCCGCCAATTTTCTCTCTCCAGACGGTCCTTGATCCTCACAGGCAATGCCAGCATGAAATCAAAAAATGGCCGGGGGTCTAACAGGCCCCGGGCCCGGACCTCAGCAATCCGTACCTCAGCAAGGGCGGTGCACAGATCAGCATATAGATGAAAAATGCGGTCCTCCCGGGCCGGAAGCTCCGCCAGAATGGCCTGGAGGGCTGCGACCTCTCGCCGACGGGCCTCCGCTTCGGCCTCCTGTCTCTCTCGGGCGCAGGCTTCGTTCAGGGCCTCCTCCGCCGGCCGGACCTTCTCCTGACACTCAGAGATAAGCCCTTCAGTCCCCTCCAGCTTGAGCCGGAATGGGCGCATCTCGGCATCCAGGGCCTCAATCGTGCGTTCCCAGGGGTCGGCGGCGGCCAGGTCGCGCACAGCCCGGGCCCGTTGTTCCTCAAGCATATTCAGCGCTTCCGAGAGCTCTTCCTGTTGACTCACCAGGCCGGCCAGCTGCTGGCGCAGCGCCCCCAGTTTTTTCTCGGCGTCCTGAGCCGAAATCATTGCAGTCTCCTCTTAAGGTCCGGCCATAAGCCCTTGATTTTGTAAATGTGCCAGCAGCGCATTAAACTTAAACAATAGGTCTTTCTGGTCGTTCGCCGGGCCGATAAATGGCATAGGCTGGGGCATCGGGCCCCGGGTCCAACCGGCATCTAGCAGGCTGGGGACATGGATTTCCGGGATTTCAACCGTACCGTCTGGACCGGCCTTATGATGATGGCCATGACTATCGCACCAGGTCGCCGCGGGGTTAGGAGGAATTAACTTTGCCATTGCTACCTCTCCTTTTTGTGCTGATTTTCACTCTTTTCCCCTAACCAGGGGACAACCGAGCAGGTTCAGTTGTGGTGGGCCGGGGGGTCGCCCTGGGCAAATTCCTCGTCAATGGCCGCCTCCATCCCCTCATAGCTCTCACATTCCTCGCAAACATTCCCCCCGGAAGAGGGAATCCACTTGCGCTTCAAAACGACCCCGCTCTGCCGCCAGGCCAGCAGGTTCCCCTGGATATCGGCCCGGACCGTCTCGGTGCGGGCGATCATCTGGGCCCGGGTCTCGGAGAAGCCGTACGAGTCCCGGATGGCGTCGGCCAGGCGGGAGCTGCTCCAGCCCTCCTCCAGGGCCTGGGCCACGTCGGCCCTGAGCATCTCCCGGGTGGACTGCAGGAGGCTGTATCTGTCGTCCGGGTTGTCCACCAGGACTCCGTCCTGCCAGATTTTCCCCACCAGCTCGGCGGCCCAGCTTCGGGCCCAGTTCGCCGCCAGGTCATTGGCCGCGGCGGCCATCTCCGCCTCGGGGGAGAAGCCGATCTGCAAAAAAGCCTGGGCCACCCCTTCCCGGGTGACGGCCGTAAGCAACGGCGCCATATCGTCCCAGATGACCGCCCAGCCCCGAGTGTCGATGGCCATTAAAATTTTCTGAACCTCATCCTCCTCGGCTTCTGCCCTGGCGAGCTTATCATAGGCATTTATCACATTTCTGGCGGCGGAGCGGGCCCAGCGGCGAAAGGTCCCGCGCAAAAGCTCAGCGAGCTTCTGGCGCAGGGCCCTGATACGGGGCCGCTCCCGGTTGATGGGCCGGACCTGCGCCTTGGCCAGCTGGAAGAGGGCCTGCCGGTCCAGCTTCAGCAGGTCATCCAGGCCCGCCTTGTGGAGGGCTTCTTTGATTTCCTGCCACTCGTCCGCGGTTTTTCCTTCGGCGGCGGCCTTGCCGTTACCGGCGCCGCCTTTGGCTGCGGCCTGGGCCTCACTTTGGGCCAGGATATCCTTCAGGAGGATGGGGCCCTGGGCGGTGAAGACGGCGTTGGGGAAGCCGATGGGGTCCAGGCCACGCTCTAGCCGAACCTCATCAATGGATCGAATGCCGGACTGCACATCCCGCTCCTCGATCTGGGAGCGAGTGTCCGCGTCGATATCCTCCTGCAGCTTCCACTCGAAGCGCAGCTCCGGCTCCTGGAGGTACTTGGCGATGAGCAGGTCCATCAGGCCCTCCACCCAATTCATCATGGGGGCCAGGCCCTCCTCCAGGGCGGCCTGCTTCAGGGTCTCGGAGGTGGCCCGGTTCATCACCCGGACAAAGGGGGCCGGGGAGATGGAAAACGCGAAACAGATCACCCGGGCCAGCCACTCGTCAAATTCATCCTTCAGGGGCGCCAACTTGGTCTCGTGGATGCTGGCGGTCTCGGTGGGCACGAACTTGATCTTGCGGCGCTGAGCCAGGTTGCCTTCCAGCAGGGCGTCCCAGTATTTCTGGAATTCGGCGATCTGCTGCGGGGTCCATTCCTTGGGGACCCCGGCGAAGGCGTCCGGGATGGTGCCTTCCCGGTAGTAATTGAATTGAAAAACGGTGCGGTTCAGGGCGATGGAGGTGATCATGATCACCTGCTCCACCGGGGAAAACCCGTAATTCCGCCATGAGCGGACGTTCCGGGGCTTGTACACCAACTGGTCCCGGGTGTAGTCCACCGCCGGCACCCCGTGGAGGATCTGCTGGTAGGCCGGGGAGGGCGGCAGGGGGCTGCGGCCGTGCTCGTCGATGAGCCGGTTGATGGTGGCCCCGTCCAGAACCTCCAGGCCATAGAGCTTGCCACCCCGGGTGTAGCGGGGAAGGATGGCCGGGGCGTCGATCACCAGCAGGTCCTCCAGCAGGGCTTTGAGCCAAGTTCCCCAGTCGTGGGCCTTATCCGGCCAGGCCAGGAACTCCTCCACCTGGGCGCAGCGCTTCATGATGCCGGCGCTCCGGTCCTTGGGGTCTTTGGGCAGGATATTGAACTCCATCTTGGCCATCTGGTCCTTGCGGGTCTCGATCACCGCCCGCAGCAGGTCGCAGGAGTCCGCCAGGGCCCGGAGCTGCCACATGGCCACCCCTTTTTCCCCCTGCTGCGGGACGATGCGGATGTTCAGCCCTACCGGATAATCCCACAGCCGGCCGGCCGCCTCCTGGGCCACCGGCATAATGGGCTGCATGGGCCCGAACCAGGTGCTGGTGGTCACCCCGGTGATGATGTATTTCAGGCCCTGGACCACCCGGGTGAAGGCGCCCGGGGCTTTGCCCTGCTCCTCAGCCATTCAGCACTCCTACTGGGCGAACCAGCGGTTCGCCCCTACTAGCCATTCATAACTCCCGGGGGCAGATGAATCCGGCCCCCCTCCCCCGGCACCAGGCGCTGGCCGATGATGATATTGGCGGCGTCCAGGAGCATCTTGACATACTGGGCCAGGAGCTTCTTGTCTTGGGTGTCCGGGAAGTTGGCGGCGATGGTGTTGTTGCTCAGGTACTGCACCTTGATCTCCACCAGCACCTGGGGCTGGGCCGCGGCGGCGGCGGCCGCCAGCCTTCGCCTTTCTTTTGCCTTGGATTCGCTCATTAGCGTCCCTCCATCGCCCAAACCTTCCCCGTCCCTAACCAGCACAGCCGATCCAGGCCCGAGTGTCGGAGGAAGCTCTGCAAGAGGCGCCAGGCGCCAGTGGGGGTTGTTACAGCCGGCGGTTGCAAGGCAATCATCGTACAGCCCCAAGCGCAATTAGATGAAGCAACAGCGATTCCAGCCGTGAGTGCTCCCTTAGTAGATTGCAGCCAGTAGCCTCCACCACCAATGCAGTAGAGGCAGCTAGTATCTGTATAGAGGTCGTATGCTTGGGTCATGGCATTACCACCGGCTGCAAACGTCGATGTAGTCACATGGTTGGTGTAACCGCCAACAGTCAATATTATCATGCAGCCATTTGCATTAGTGGTAATGCCAGAATTCGTTGTTATGGCGGTGCCTGTGGTGCTATCGCTATTATATTGCACCGTCTGGTTTATCGGGGTTGTATTGCTCGCCCCCCTGAACGCCATGATTTCGCCAGCCAGCGAACCAGATGAACTGGCGGATGTCCAGGTGTAAGTCGTGTCGCTGGAGCTGTAGACGTGCCAACATGTGTTAATCGAGCAACTAGTATAATAGAAAGATTGGTTAGAGCCTATGGTGGTCCAGCCAGAAGGGTTAGTTATGGCCCCACCATTAAAATACCAAACAATATTGGCTATAAGCACATCGCCATTTTGGCAACTCGAGGGCGGACTTATGCTGATCGAACCCACACCATATTGATATGCGTACGAATTGTTGACATAGGTTACGGCAGCCTGAACCGTCCCAACCAGAGCAAGGAAGGCGACGAACAGGAATAAAAGTAGTTTTCTCATCAATAAACCCCCCCATAATACCAAGTCAGGGTTCCTGGAGTCCAGGTTGAGCCAGAACCGTTATAAAAGGATACATTTATCGTGTTAGTCGAAGTCCAGGTGTCTACCTTTATTACCCCGGCAGGTAGATTCCCCCCACATGAAACCGTCAGATTAGAATTGGCCTGAATCCCATTTTTAGTAGCTGTCATGGTGCCGGTAGTGCCCGCCGCCAATGAACCGCTTGAAAATCCGGTGCCTGGAGAAAAACTGGCAGAATTATTCAATCCCTGGTGCCACTTGTCCCCGGTAAGCTGCCCGTAGGCCGGATTATACCCTGCCACTCCAGCAGGAGCCGGGCCTATCGTAAGTGATCGAAGCACATGGTCCTGGGAGACATGGATGCCATCGGTAGAACCGGTCGCCACCGTATACCAAGAGAAGTCGTTGGACATACGGCGTACGGTGGTTATCGTGCTGGGCACCGTAGCAGGTGGGGCGGCGCTGCCGGGAAGGAAAGCGGATGTGCTGACGGTATAGGTAGTGGTCGCCTGGGTAGCCCCGCTTCTAAATGTGCCGCTCGCATTGGTGGTTCCGCCGGTCACTAGGTAGATGAAACGGTTTTGGTTGGTCCAATCTTCCAGGATCACCCAGACGCCCCCGCCCGCACAGTTCCACAGGGGGTCGCTTCCAGGAACGGTAAAGTTAGAACCTGAAATGCTGCACGGGATTGGGCCTACTGTCGAGGCGATAAACCCCCCAGCTTGAGTAGCACCAGGAGTTACATTAAACTCGCCATATCCATCTATAGCTAAGGTTTCCCAGGAAAGGGATGGGGCGTTAAGCGCAGAGGCCCAGAAAGCGAGGTTAGTCGAATCCGCATACCAGTTTTTGAAATGAATCCCCGGCCCTTGGGAAGTGATTCTAACTATCGAGGCCCAGCCTCCGCTATTGGAGCCAGTATTCCATGACCCCAAACACTCACCACCTGCACAGTTGAACTCCGAATACCAGCCACCGTAAGTCATCAACCGGGGGCATACGCCACCTATACCAGAGAAGCTCTGGGTCTGGGCGTCGGTATTAGGTTCAACCACCAGCGGTCCCCAGACATTGGAGGCCCCCGGTGTCGCATAGTTGCAATTTATTTCTGCGGTACTGTTGTGGTTATTATGGTAAACCGGCGAATCAGTGCAGTAATTATAGATTATATTTATTGTGGTCCCGTTAGTCACAGGTGATGCAAAATAGACAGTGATGGTCCCGGCGTTCCCATCATAGGAACCGCCAACTCCAGCGGCATTAGTCCCTCCACTGGTAACCCCCGGAGCAAACTCCCAGGTATAGTTGTCCCCGTAAACGGTTTGGCTGCTCGGACTACTTGCTGTCACCACTACATCTTGAACATGAGCGTTGACCAATGATTTAGTATAAGGCCCGCAGGTGCCGTTAGCGGTAATGGTTTCGGGGGTGCCGCTTACCGTCCCTCCCGCCCAAGTGCCATTGCTATTCCAAGGATGTCTGAGATACAGACTGTTAATGCCACCACCAGTAAAATTAATGTTTTGGATGACTCCATGTCTGCCGTGGCAATATCTCACGATACCGACGAAATTCCCATTAGCTATAGTGCAATTTTTTAGAAAAATATTGTAACCGTAATCACCAGGGAGACCACCCCAACTTGTCATATCGCTGGTGTGATAGCCGTACCAGATCACCGCAAACCCCAATGATCCAGGCGTCGAAGGGAAATTACTCCCAGCGGCGATGGTAGCCCCATTGCCCTCAATACAGGAGTTCCAGAACTCCAATATCCTTGATTGAACTACATAATTCCCGTAGGGAAATAAGGAAACTTGCCGAACAGTAGTCTTCCCTGTTGACGCATTAAACACCGAAGCCAGGGCTGCATTGATGGCTGTAGAGTTATCAGAAATCGCCAGATTCCCGGATAAGTCGGTTCCGAACCAATCAACAGGAAGGTCGTCAACAGAACCAGGCCCGAAGCTGATTCCGGTGATATTTCCGCTGAATATCTGGTAGCGCCCGGCACGGATATGGCCATTAATCGTGAGGGTATCGCCAGCAGGAATATTGATTACCGCTCCCTGCTGGATGTCCAGGGTGACGTTGCTGTTGAGGGTGCGGTTCCCACCGATGCTATAGTTCATGGCGCTGGCCGGGACCGGCACCACATAATTCTGCGGGATGCCCGTCCAGCCGTTGATTTGAATCTGGCCGCAGACTACGCCGGTGCTGCCGCCATTGACGGCGGTGATGACCCAGCGGAGATATTGAAAAACAGTGGTGGATGGGCTGTTGCAGAAAAAGGTACTGGCCACTCCTATCGTCCAGCTAGTGTAGCCAGATCGGGTATCCAGGGTTACTTGCTCACCTGAGAACGATCCAGAAGTGCTTCCTTGCAGAGTCCAGGCAGTGGGCATCCAGGTCTGATAGCTCGAACCTACCCCTACAATCGAGTAGCTGTAAACCATCTTGGCATTGGCCGAGGAGCCAAGGTTTATTTGAATCCACTGGGGGCTTCCACTGGTAGGAACCGGCTCCGCCAGCCAATAATCGCTGGTGCTCCCGTCAAAGCACTTGTAGGCGTCATAAGAGGATGAGTATTCGTTGGAAGCCGACGCCACATAAGGTGATGGGGCACTGTCGGAAGTCATGTTGGTAGGGGCGAAGTTGACCGGCCCGGAAGGTGCCTGCAATACGGCGTCCAAAGTGGCGTAATTGGTGTCGCCTATGGTAATGAAGGGCTTGCCCTGTATAGCATTCCATAAAATAGCCCCGGCCAGCAGCAAGGCCCCTATGCCTACATAGGGAACAAGGAGGAATTTTTCCAGTCGGGTCAATTTTCTTTTTTCGTAAGTCCCCATTCCTTGTGTCTCCTTAATAGGTATCCGAGGTCATATACATCATGCCGCCGTTCCTGGCCCCGGCGCTGTTCTTGAACAGGATGTCCAACTGCTTGCCGGAGGCCACTGTGGGAGGCAGCGTGCCATTATTTGTGGTGGTATTCCAGCCGCTGCCCCAAGAGAGGTTGTTGGTCTGGGAATTATTACTGTAAATCAGCAGGTTTGCCAGCTGGCCCTCATACGGAGTTCCAGTGGGGGTCGCTATCGTGAGAGTCGCCGCTGCCGTGGTATAGGTTATGTTCACCGGAAAAATATCATAAAGGTCGAGGTTCGGAGTCAGCGTGCCGGTCGAGCCACTAACCGTCACCGTGGGCGCCAGCCTCTTATTATTGTTTCCCCCCAGGTTCCAATTGCCCGTGGTGGCGATGGCCCAGGTGTTAACTGGAGCTGAGGTGGAGGAGGCCAGTATCAGCTGGGCCACCGCGAGTTGGCTGGTGTTGTTAACTAGGGAGGTGCCGGTGGAATTGCAGATTATGTCGCTCGTGCCAGGAGTGATAGTCACGCTCCCTTGGACATTCTTGTCAATGGTGTATTGGATCGGCAGCGTACCTGACCCTATTGTAATCTGCGAGCCGGTCGGCAGGTAGAAAACCGCGGCGTGAGTAGTTACAAATAAGGTGCCTGACATAGAAGTGGTCAGGTTGAAAACGTCCGTGGTGGAGGGCGCCCCGGAAGTGGGCGTAGCCAAGGTGTCAGTGTAGGAGGTCCGGGTTATGCCAGTGGCAATGAGGTTCGTGCCGCTGTAAGTCCCAGAAGTGGTGGTCCGGTAGAGATTGTAAGAAGTCGCGCCCGTCACCGCGGTCCAGGTCAGCGCCACCGAGCCGGTGGGTCCGGTGACGCTTATCCCGCTGGATTGAATTCCTCCGACCGTGTTTCCATAGGCGTTGAAGGCGACCAGTTCGTAATAATAGGTGCCGGTGGCCATGCTCCCGCCAGTTGTGGATGGCGTGCCGGAAGGCGCTCCGGGTGGGGAGATCATGGAGATTGTGCCAGTGATGTTGACCTTGTTGGCCAGGGCCGTCTGCGCCCAGGCGGTGTCAACGGCATTATTGGAATTGTCGGATTGGGATACCGTGGGGACCGTGCAGGTGCCACCGGTGGCGTTCACGCTGCCGGTCACATTGCCGGTGACATTGCCGGTCAGCGGCCCCACGAAGCCGCTGGAATCGGTGAGGGCGCCGGTCAGGGTGCCGCCGGAAAGGGCCAGGTTGCCCGAGGCCGTGCCGGTGACATTGCCCGTCAAAGGCCCCACAAACCCGCTGGAGTCGGTCAGGACGCCGGTGAGGGTGCCCCCGGACAGGGCTAGATTGCCCGAGGCCGTGCCGGTGACATTCCCGGTCAAGGGGCCGTTGAAGCCGCTGGAGTCGGTCAAGGCGCCGGTGAGGCTGCCGCCGGAAAGGGGAAGATAGCTGGTGTCGCTCAGGTTGGCGCAAATCCCCAGGGTTCCCCCGGTATTTTTCAGGACGCCGTTGCTCAGGTTCCCCAGAGGGACGGCATTGGGCAACTGGGAATCGGTGCCCCCGGCAATTATATAGGAGGAGGTCGTATCACCGCCTCCGCCGCCGCCGCTGAGGGTGTAAATCCCTTCATCGGCCCGCAAAGTCAGGGGGAGAACCAGGCAAAGAATAAGCGCCAGAATCAGGAATTTTCTCATCTCCAGCACTCCACGCTGATCTCCTGGCTGGTGCCAGAGATCACCCAAAAGGTCTGAATGGGGGGCACCGCCGGGGCCGGCGGGATGGCGTCCAGGGCGCCGATATAGCGCACCCCGCTGTTGGCCACCGCGCCGCTGCCGTCGGTGGTGTCGCCGCTGGGCACGGCGGTCATTGGGGTGGTCCAGTTGACCCAGAATGTTGTTCCGGGGACGCCGGGCGAGATGTTCACGTAATTGGCCCAGCCTGGGACTGTGATCATTCTGGCCGTGTTGGCGGTGAGGCTATAATTATGCACCCAGCGGCCCGCCGGGGGCACCTTTATTCGGACATTCTGGGCGGTCTCCAAAGGGGTTTGCTGGGGCGCCCCCCAGGACGCTGGGGCGGCGAGAAGAAGCAGCGCCAGGATCGGAATCAGGATAGAACCGCCGAGGGCGGCGGTTCTACAAAAACTATTTTTCATGCTCGGTCTCCCATGGGAAAAAGTTGCGGCAACTGCTGCCGGGCCGCCTCCGGGGCCGGGGGCTGCTGTTCCTCGTATTCCCGGCGCAGGTGCTCGAAGAGCCCCAGGCCGGCGCCCCCCTCCTGCAGGGCGATGGCCCCCTCCAGGGCGTCGGGGCCGTCGTCGTGCACCGTCTTGCTGGGGAAATACAAAAGCTGCTCCAGGAGCAGGTCCTGGTTCCCCTGGCCCCGGCAAAAGCGGATCAGTCCCCGCTCCACCAGGGGGGAGAGCCGGCTGATGCGGGTCTCCTTGGCGGTCTTGCTGGTCACCCCCCGAAGCGGCAGGTGGTAGCCGCGTTCGGCCGCCACCCGGTCGAATTCCCGGAGCAGCAGGCGCTGAAACAGGTTGTCCTCCACCCCGAAGACGTGAAAGCCGTAGCGCTGGTGGCGCTCGTAAATGGCGGCGATGGTGAAGTCGAGGGAGCACTTGCGGATAAAGGCGTCCAGGACGTAATAAATCATTTCCCGCCGGTCCAGGCCGACGATGACCACCGCCTTGAAATCCGCCGAGGCCCCGGCCTCCAGGGAAGGGTCGAAAAAGCCGGTGACCGAAAACTCCTTCCCCGCCAAATCCGCCGGATGGTAAAAGCGCAGCCATTCCTCCCGGAAGACGCCCTCCTCGTCCTGGGGCTGGTTCATCTTTTCCAGGTTGAAGGCCAGGGAGCCCATCATCGCCTTCTGCAGGGCCAGCTTTTCCACCGGGTGGCGCTCCGGCCACAGGGAGCTGCCGTCTGCCTTTAGGGCCCGGTACAGGCGTCGGGTCCAGTGGCGCCAGGGCTCCTCGTCGCTGAGCAGGGCGGTCTGCAGGGCGCTCCTGGGGCCCAGCACCGTGCCGATCCAGAAGAGGCTTCCGCCCGCGTCAATGGCCGGGTACACCGTGCCGCTCACCCAATGCAGGAGCCGCCGGACCAGCAGGGGATTCAGGACCATCTGGTCGTTTTCCAGGTCGTCCAACACCACCAGGTCCGGCCGCCACTGCTTGTGCTTCAGGCCCCGGAGGCGCTGGCCCCGGCCCCGGGCCTTCACCCTTATGTCGTTTTTGGTAACGAAATCCTCCACCGCCATGTTGTCCCGCACCAGCTCCCCGAAGTCGCTCTTGATCCGCTCGTTGTAAAGCAGCTCCAGAAAGATATAGCCCGCCAGATCGCTGGCCAGGTCCTCGGTGTCGGAGCCCAGGATGATGAAGTTGCGAAGACTGAAGCAGATCTGGTGCAGCACGTAGCCGAAGGAGGCGATGCTGGTCTTGGCGAACTCCCGGGGCGCGGCCACCACCACCGGCACCAGGACCTCGGCGGCCGCCGGGCGCTTATCCAGCAGAGTTACCAGCTCCCGGTGGAAGGGGGCCTCGGGCTGGCTGAAATAGTGGGGCAAATAGGTGCGGAAAAAATAGAAATGGTCAGTCTCCGCCCGGCGGCGGCGGGCCTGGCGCTCAGCCTCGGAATCCTCGGCAAAGCCTCCCACTTCCCGGAAGAGGCTTCCTAAGATCTCTTCGGCCCGCTCCTGGAATTCCTTCTTGCTGTATTTCTGCTTCAGGGTGCGATTCATGTTAGCAGTTGCTTCTCTGTTTTCTGTTTTCTGTTGGTTCCTTTGTTTTGGCGCTTTAACAGAAAACAGAAAACCTCTAACAGAAAACTATCCTTAAATCTCCGGGGCCATTTCCAGGTAGCTCAGGCAGCCCTCGGGGTCCCGGCGGGCGTAGTCCAGGGCCCACTGGATCTGGGCCGGGCTGATTTTGCACCCTTCCACTCCCTGCAAAACCAGGCGCAGGGCCGTCACCTCCGGCTCCAGCTCCTGGGCCCGGAAGGCCAGGTTAATCAGGTAATCCAGGTCCTCCCGGAGACGCTTCACCGTGGGAATTTTCAGGGACATTATCTGCCTCCATCTCTTCGGCAAAGGCGCGCAGCACCTTCGCCTCATCGTCCCGGTATTCCTTGAGAACTTTATGCAGGCTGGAAATCACCTTTTCCCGCTCCCAGTCCCCCAGGACCCGCAGGACCGAAAGCAACCCCTGAATCGGCCCCCAGATCAGGCTAACACCTGGATAGTCCCCATTTCCCAGCAAAGATCGGGGTCCAAAAGGTAATCAAAGGGTAGAGTGAAATGGCCGGGATTATTAGGGAGCCCTAAAACCTGGCCATTTGACTGAGTGCCCCAGGAATTCTGGCAGATAACGAGGCGCTGATCCTGGTCGTAGTCATGGACATAGATGCCGTGGCCGCCCAGCAGTTGCTCATTCTGGCCGGGGATGGGGATAACCCCGCCAGCGCTGAAGGCGTCCTCGAAGCTCTGGTACACCGCGATCCCGGCCACGAAGCCGTAGCCGAAGTTGGCGATCTGGAGGATTATGTCGTCCAGGGTGACAATCTTGCTCACCGCCTTGGGCTTATGGGTGGCGGCATCTGCCAGGGCTGCTGTGGAAGGCGGCTGGGTGAAGGTTGCCGGGTTGTAGGGGTTGAACTGCTCCAGGCAAACCCCCTGGGCCGCCAGGACATTCAGGCAGCCGATGATGGAGCTGCCGCAATCGTCCGGGATGTCTCCGATGGACTGCCGATACACGTAGTAAAGCTCTTCCGGCGAATATACCGGGCAAGCCCCCGGGAGGCTGGTGCTGGTGAACAGGGTGGTGGTGGCGAATTCTACGCAGTCCCCTAATTGCCCCTGGTCCCGCACCGGCGGGGTCAGGGTGTAAACCACCGGCGGACACTGGTCAACCGAGGCGTATTTCGGTAAGGAGCCGTGGATGATCCTTAAAAGTCCTCGATGGTCACAGGAAAAGTGCCGGGCATAACCTAAGCGACGGCCAGCATTCGTAACGGGATAACGTGGCATCAGCGATCCTCCTCGCTCGCGTCAATCTTCTTCAGCTGCCTGGTCAGCCAGTTCCTGAGCTCCCGGGCCGCCTTCGGGTCCAGGTATATCCGCCAGGTAAAAACCGGGTCGCCCGTGATTGACGTGAGCTTGACATAGCTCCCATGCTCGGGTTCGTGTTTGATTAGCTCAGCTTCCAGGATTCCCCAGCGGGTTTCTATTTTCATTGCTCGACCCTCCATGCCTTCGCTCCCTCATCCCACCGCAGGGGATATAGCTCGACCGGGGGCGGTGCTTCCCCGGGCTTCCCCAGCATGAGTTTCCCGGCCACCGTCTGCCCCAGGTTCTGCAGCACCGGCAGGACCTGCGGGGTCTGGGTGGCGCCGATGGTGGCGAGCTGCCAGCCGTTGGTCACCGAGACATTCAGGGTGGTGGACGACAGCAGGCTCCACTTCGGCTTGATGACATAGCCCCGAGTGGGGTCAGGGAGCCAGACGACCGTCCCATAGGAGGTCATATACGGCAGGGAATCCCAATACCTCACCCCTTCGGTGTAGGTGGCGTCCGTTACCCTGGTTACGCTGACCCCTCCGCAGCCGAGGGCTAAGATTAGGGCTAAAAGAGCGGCGAGGGCGGATTTCATAAATCAGTTCCCACCCAGGTATAGAGGATGGGCCCGGGAAACCCATTGGCCCACCGACAGGCTACCTCATACAACCCGCCATTTTTCCGGCCGGTGCACTTGATAATCTGCTCATTCTCCTGCAGATCGACGATGCCGGAAATTATCTCCATTTGAGCAATTTGGCCAAAGGCGTCCATCATCGCCGGACTCATGGCAATAGTCACAAGTAGAATGATGGACGCCAGAAATCGCATTGTTAATAACTCCACTTCTGGCCGCTGATGAAGGCATAGGCTGCATCATAATTCGGGAAATTGGGTAGAGCGGCCTTGATCGCCAAGGAGGCAGAAGGGGTGGCCTGTTGCGCGTTATTCAAAGCCGCCACCGCCGCGTTCCAGTCAGCCTGGGCCACGCAATAGCCCTGGGTTGCCACCTGATAGAATACGGTCATTTCCGAGGCCAGCGCCTCCAGGGTGCTGTTGCCGGAATAATTCCCCGCCGCGGTGAAGATGGCATTGGCCACATTGATGGCCACGTTGGCCGCTTCCTGCTGTTGGGCGGTGGGAGAGCAGAAAAATTGGTCCAGGGCCGCGCAGCCGCTCAATAAGAGGGCCGTGACCAAAATGCCGGCAATCAGTTTCTTTCTCACGTCTTTGTCCTCCGGTTTTTTTGGGCGAACCAGCGGTTCGACCATTGGGCGACCCAGCGGGTCGCCCCTACGATTTCTTTTTTTTCGATTTTTCGATCTGCCGCAAAATCTGGGCCAGCCGCAGGGCGTTAAGCAGGGCCCGGCGCTTGTCCCGGTAGTCCATCCAGTACCAGGCGGGCAGCAGCCAGTCCAGCTCCTTGATCAGATAGTCCAGGGCGTCCATCATTCCAGCTCCCGAAACCAGGCCCGCAGGCGCCCCCCCAGGAGGAGGAGCTCGCCCTGGGGCAGTTTCTGGGCCTTGAGCCACTCGATGAAGACCGCCATCACTTCCACCGCCATCACCCTCAGGTCCACCGCCTGGCGCTCCACCTGGCGGATGGCAGCCACCGCCTTGTTGATGGCCTCGAAGGTGGCCGGGTTTAGCTTCGCCTCCCCGGCGTCCGCCTCGATCTGGACCAGGTATTGCTCCAGGGTGCGGCGCATCCGGGAGGCGATGCCCCGGGGGTTCGCCAGATTGGCCCGGCGTTTCGCCTTCCAGCCCCCCTTCAGCCGCCACTTACACAGGATATTGACGCTGACCGGCACAATCTTGGCGATGGTGGCAATGGTCTTGTTTTCCTGGCAATAGAGGCGCTCGGCCTGGTCAAAATAGGCCTCCTCCTTGCGGCCGGTCATTTAGACCCCCAGTTCGGCCTTGAGCTTCCGGGCCTGTTTGACCGTTTTCGCCAGATCCCGGGCCGCCTGGAGCACCGAATCTTCCTTGAGGGAGTCCAGGTCGTCGTCCCGCAGGCGGAAGGTGCCCAGGATGATATTCTCCACGAGCTGGTCAATCTTCAGGAGTAGCTCCTGGTACTCCCGCTCCTTGACCACCCGTGCCCCTTCCTTCAGCAAATCCAGGCGATCTGTCACGCGTACCTCCAGTAACGCAGGGCCAGCCACAGCAACGAAGGCAGTAGGAAGGTCAAGAGGGCCATCCCCCCGTTGAGCCAGGCCAGGCGCCTTTTCACCTTCCCCATTTCGTGGGCCATCTCCAGCAAGGGACAGCGCCAATCCGGGTCCCGGGAGCCCTGGCAGGGGCAGCGCTGCATCTGCTCCATCATCTCCTCCAAGCCTTTCATCCGCCGCTCATGCTGGCTTATACAACCCTTGATTGCCTCCCTGAAGGTGTCCAGCTCGCCCCCCAGGGCCCAGTAAACCCGCTCGAGAAGCAGGGGGATGTTGCCCCGCTCCTCCTCGGTCAGGCCTTCCAGCAGAGGGCGCCGCTTGCTGTCGGGCATTGGCGTTACTTGTCGTGGTCTTTGGCGGCCGCCCCGGTGAGCAAGGTCACCAGGCCGCCCAAAATGGCCAGCTGCTCGGCATTGGCCCAGCCCATCGCCTTCAGGAAGGCCATTAGCGCCGCGCCCGCCGCCGGAATCACCGTGGTTTTCCAGTTCCAGTTTTCAGTCATGAAGTTCTCCAGGCTGGCCTGATATGGATTACAGCTTCATTGAAGCATAAAAAAAGGCCCTTTTGGGGCCGTTAGGTCCGTTAGGTCCTTTAAAGTGAGGCTGAGGTCCGTTAGGTCCGTTATAGTGAGGCTGGGGTCCGTTTTTAGTAATGAAGTTCTCCTGGCTGGCCTGATCTGGATTACAGCTTCATTGAAGCATAAAAAAAGGCCCCTTTGGGGCCGTTAGGTCCGTTAGGTCCGTTATAGTGAGGCTGAGGTCCGTTAAAGGGCAGGGGCCAGCAGTCCAGGGGTCAATTGGCTTTTTTCCAGGCTGGCCCCCTGCCACACCACCTTTCCATATCCAGAGCAGCGCGCAATTTGGATTCTGAAAGAATATCGGGCCACCTTGCCAACTTGACTTTGCACATAGGATATAGCCCTTATCCTACTCAAGGCTATCAGGAATAAAATAAATATATTCTTCGTTTAATTTGTGCTATCATCCTTTTCACAAAATGATCTGGATAGAAAGAGTGTAACTCTGAGAGTTACAACGCCAGGGAGGAGAGATGACAATGGCGCCGGAGGGGATGAAAAAGATTTTTATCAGCGACATTCATCTTGGTGACGAGAGAAGCTTCGCAGCACCCAACCCTTATGGTTGGATAATAAGCAATATTTCCAATCTGGCAAATTTTCTGGAAGCCCAAATCAATGCTCCTGATGTGGCGGAGATGGTGATTTTGGGGGACTTGTTTGACACCTGGGTGATTCCCACGGATAAGGATCCGCTTACCTCCTTCCCGGCGATCTGTAGCTACAACGCCAACCTACCGGTAATTGACGCTCTAAAAAGATTAGCTGCGAAGGGTAATTTCTTATCCTACGTTCCGGGCAACCACGATATGGCTTTTTCATCTGGGGGCGTTGAGGTGATCAAACAATTTATAGAGAATGAATTCCCTGGGATCCGCTATACTTACGATCCAGATCTGCCAACCGGGGTGTACCGGAGTGGAAAACTGGTGGCGGAACATGGCAATCGTTTCTGCCTCTTTAATGCTCCCGATACATGGACGAACCAATATTCTTTCCTACCGCTTGGCTACTTCATTGCCCGGTTGGTGGCTTATAAGGTCTCCAATTACGGGACCGGCGAAAATTACCATGTCATTCTCAGAAGATTTGTCCGGAAATTTTTGGAAAGCCCACATTTCATCAAAGATATTTTTGATGCAATTAAAGATGATGCGCAATTGATGACTGATGACCTTAAGACGCCTGATTTCTTACGCTTTCCGCCAATCGTGGGAGACATTGGTACCTTTTATGAGAACCTTATAGAAAAATGGGAAAAGAACCGTCAGGACATTGGTTGGGGATCGGCAGCGAGATACGATGGTTTCGGGGATCTCTCTCAGGCGGCAAAGGACACCTATTTTTTCCCTTCAGATTCAGACAAGAATATCGTCATTTTCGGGCATACTCATGAGGCCGACCTGAGAAGGTTTCCACGGGGACCGGATCCGGTAAGTCCAGATACTCCTATCGATATCTCTGACCGCGCGATCTATGCCAACTGCGGAACCTGGGTGGATGCGGTGCCATCTACTTACGTGGAAACACAGGAAGATAGAGATGCGGGACTACAATATGTGCGGGTGTGGACCTACCCTGACAAGACCCTGAAAAGGGAGGATTTTGTGGAACTATAGCCACTGACCAGAGTGAATAAAAAGATGGGTCATGGATCTCCTCATATTAGATCCCACCTCCGATATGCAGATCATATCCGGACCTTCCACCTCTGCACCGATTTTCTTCCGACCTACATTGGACCGTGACTAGTCTGCTTATTGCACTTATCTTAAACCTTATTTTGCTGCTGCCTTTTCTCGTACTTCCCCTTAAAGTGTCAATGAACCAAAATCTCATTACGTTCGCCTCTACCATCTAATATGCCCCGGTTGGAATTGCTTTAACTTATGTCTTTGGGCTTTATCTCGTGTCGATCGTGCTTGGATTTCTTCTCGGTTTCTTTCCCCAACTTGGTCTTAGGTAATTTCTGCACCGGGTCGGCTTGGTCCCGTTCACTGAGCACCCGTCCGTCTGGGACAAAGTCATCGACGTTCATCCGCCGCCAATAACGTGGTTGCGACTCCATTGAAGCATAAAAAAAGGCCTCTTTGGGGCCGTTAAGTCCCTTAGGTCCGTTAAAGTGAGGCTGAGGTCCGTTAGGTCCGTTATAGTGAGGCTGGAGTCCGTTAAGGGGCAGGGGCCAGCAACCCAGGGGTCAAAAGGTTAAACTATTTAAGGCACTTGCTGAAAAACAGAAGATTGAGGGGACGAAAAAGGGGGCGTCTAAGAAGTAACGATCACTGCCCTGGTCAGCCAGAAAAGATTGGGGCTGTTTTGGGGGGAGTCCAAGCCGTTCAGGCCGGTCCTGGGGGAATATTGTCGGGGAGCAAGGCGCAACCGCGGCCAGGCGGTTGATAATCTCAGAAGGTTGACCTTCCCCAACTTTATCCAGCGGCTGAGGGGCGGGTCAAAAAGACTGGTCCCCCGATTATTTTGCCACTCAATAAAGGAGATATTTGGCCCGCAGGCGCAAAAAGGCCGCCAGGCCGGGTTGATAGCGGCGTTGAATCTCCCGGGGGTCTTCGCCGCCCTTGAGGGCCTGGAGGACCTGGCGGGAGCC